GAAATCTAAGTAGAATACTAAACCAGCAGGTAAATTCATTGGTTGTACAGATACAAACTCTTTTGAAGCGATCTGACCAAAGATTTTACGTACTAATGGTAAAGCTACACCAGCCCATTGCTCACCTTGACCAGCAGCAAAAGATGCTCCAGTACCTGTAGATGAAACCTCTGATACGATTTGTTTTGCTTGATTCTCAAGAATCATAGCCATGTTGTTTTTCTCGATTTCATTAGAGATTCCCTCTAATAAACCAGACTTGCTCCATTTACCAGCTAAACGAGCAGCATCTGCTTGTAAAGACTTGTAATTATTTGAGCCTTCTAATAATTGATTTAATTCCATTGTTATTTGAATTGTTTTTTAATTGGTTTTTTATTTTATAATTCCTGCTAACTTTTGCATTCTTCTTACTTGCTCTGATACTTCATTGATCACTTCTTTTTGAGGTGCTGCTGTAATACCTGTTGCTTTAGATGCAAATGATGTGTGTTCCTTCATTGTTGTAGGTTTTTTAGCTACTACATTTTTAGAAACTGTTTCGAAAACTAATTTTACTTCTCTTACTGTTTCAGCTTTGTCAAATGCTGCAATAACATTTACTTTTTGCCCTTCAGATAAGTTGTTTGCTTTAAATACTTTATTTACATAAAGTAATTTTGCGTTTAAAAGATTAACTTCTTGAAGTTGTGTTCTTAATTCTTTAACTGCATTTAATGCTTCGTTTAATTCTTCAGATTCTTCTTCAAGGTGATTACCCTTGTTCCAGCCACCACCAGTAATACCTGCTTTTTTGGCTGCATCTTGAGCTTTATCTACACCTTTCTCTATACCTTGTATGAATTTACTATCTTTTCCAGCTGCTGCCATTTTATCGCTAGTACTTCCGATCCATTTGTCGAATTTATCAAGACCGCCTTTAATAGCTGATCCTAAACCTTCTTCCATTTCTTCTTCAGTACCTTCTCTTTGTTGAGTAACTTGTCCTGCTATTTTTGCATTTTTTTGCAATTCAATAACGAAAGCTTTAGCTTTTTCTCCAAAAGTTCCCTTTAAGGCCATCTCTTGTACTTTAGCAATAATTACACCAAGTGTTGTAAGTCCTGCTGCTCCAAAAGCTCCTAATAGTAATTGAGCTGTTGAATTAGTTAAGAATGGGAACATATCAATAAGTTGAGCGATAACATCAATGCTTTCGTCTAATTCTCCTTCTTTAACTCCTTTTGTATATCCATCATTTGCTCCCATTGTGTCTCCACTTTCAGCGCCTGGTTTTAATGAATAACTGTGAGTACCTTTTCCTGGTACTGTACTTGGTTTTCCGTACCCTGATCCTTCGTCTATTCCGTCTAGTTCTGCTAATAGTTCGTTGATATCAATTTCCTCTTCTTCAGAACCCGTCATGTCGTCTGCCGGCATTTCTTCGTGGTCTAAGTCTTCTTGACCTGCTTCTTGTGCAACGATGTCTCTGATTAGGTCTTTTAAATCGTCGATAGTCATATCTTCAATTTCCATTTCCTCTTCTTCTTCACCTTCAGGAGCTTCTTCTTCTGCTGGCTCTTCCTCGTCTTCTTCAGCTTCATTAACAACATTACCGTGATCCATGTCAGTTGCTTGACTATCTACTTGGCTGTCTGTTCCGTTGTTGTCTGTTTCATTCATTTCATCCTCTTCCATTTCTTGTAGCTTTTGAGCTAACATTTCTTTTAAATGAGGAGTCAATGATTCTTCTAAAGCTTCTTTAGCGTTGGTGATTGCAGCTTCACGAATAGTTTTAGCTTCTGCAATTGCTTGCTTAAATAAATCTTTGTTTGTCATTTTGTTTTTTGTGATTTGTCGTACGCTTATTGAGTAGTAGCGTAATGTGATTTTACTTTATAGTAGATACCATATAGGGATGGCATATTCGTATATAAATATACCCCTGTTTTCAAACCATAAAAAAACCCACCTTTTTGGGGTGGGTTGTGTTTTTTTAAAATATCTACTTACTTTGCGTGTGTAGGTAATTTGCATATCGTTCCATGATGTCTGCAATTTCGTAATTTGATAAATCACCTTCTTTTTTATAGTAGTGTGGTAACTCATACTGCAAGTACTCCATTCCTGTCATTATACGTTCAGACTCCTCTTTTAAAAACTTTGCCTGCCATTGATGTATGTCGAAATCTTTTCTCATTTTTATCTGTTTATTTGTTTACAATTTTCAAAATGCCATCTAAGCATATTTGGTTTTTGACCTTCTTTATTACAATGTGGACATTTTACTGTATGTCTAAATGTATTTTTTTCTGATGTTTTTTGTCTGTCTGACTGTTTTTGTTTATGCTCTTCTGATTTAGGTATTCCTAATCTTTGTTCTGAGTATAGTTTTTTTGTTTCGTCTGAATGTTTGTGTCCTTTTCTTTTCTCTGAGATTTTCTTCTTTGTTTCTTCAGAGTGGGTTTTTCCGTGCATGGTGTTTTTTTCACCTATCTTAGAAATGCTCATTCTTTCTTTTGTTTCCTCAGACATAGTTCCAGATCTATCATCGACTTTTGTATATCTTAGGTTTAATCCTTTTTCTTTATTTAAAACATCGTACTGCTCTTGCCAATATCTTTCTCTCAAATTTAACCTAGACTCTTCACACTCTTCAATTATTTCAAAATTGTGACTCTCTGGTTTATATTTTTGTAAAGATCTAAGAAGTTTTACTTGCTGTGTACAGTTTAGGTTTTTATAATACTCAAATCTCTGTTCTATCTTAGTACTCTGCCCTATGTAAATTTTTCCTGTTGGGGATGTTATTTTGTATATTCCTACCATTTACTCTTTTATTATAAATAGCAAGTTTATCCCATTACACTAGTTAAGCTCTTAGTATGTTGTTTATTATTGAGTCTAATTTAGCATATTTATTAACACCTTCAACTCCTTCATTAAGACTGATAGGTCTCATAAAAGCTCCTTGCGTAGAAGGGTTACTTACAAAATCCCAAGCGCACAACTCAAAATCCGGTTGTACCATTAAAGTTCCTTCATTTGTTTGAGTTACTGATCCTGTTCCTCTAGAAGAGATTCCTATTGTATGTCCTCCTTTTAAAATCTCTTTTACGATATTTCCTGAAGGTGTGTTTAATAATTCAACTCTACCCATTAGATCATCTCCATCCCACCATAAATCTTTTACAACATGTGATGCATTTTTTAAAGATACAATTGCTGATTCTGGGTGATCTAATTCTCCGTAAGCATTTCCTATCTTAACGAAATTCTCCATATAGTTTCTTACTTCTTCTTCAAGAATTTCTCTTTTATAGATTCTTCCGTTTTGATTTTTTGCTCCTGCTCTTTGCATAATACCTGTTACTTCAAAAACACCTGGTTTGGTTTTCGATTCAGTAAGAAGTCCTTTGAAAGGAGTTACGTTTATTAATAGTGGACTGTTCATTATAGTAAATCTTTTAGCGATACTGTTTCAAATAAATCATTAAAAGTTTCTTCATCAGAAGCTTCTTCATATCCTCTTGGATGTGAAATATCATCTGCTTCATCTTCATCTCCTTCATATCCTTCGTACATATCTTCATAAGGATATTCATCATAGATTGCCTCAATTCCTCTATTATATCCGTAGATTTGATTATCGTCTAAAAATAATGCTAAATCTCCTGCTGCTTGAATAGGATCTTCTTGAGTCATTATATCGTGAATCTTTCTAGTATATCCGTAGATTTGATTATCCTCTAAATAAGCTTCTAATTCATTTCTGAAATCTATATCTGATTTAGGTCCTTGCATTTCAAATTCCTCTTCACCATGTAAAGGAGTTTCTATTTCAGCTTCTTCTTTTAAGATATTTTTAATTACTTTTTTGAATGCTTCTTTTAGTTGTGCTTTTTTCAATCCATTTAAAGTATCTACAGAGTTATTTTTCTCTACAGCTACCATTTGATCGTTACGCTTTTGATTAGATTTAATTCCTGCTACTTGATTTGTATAGTAGATTTCATCTTTCTCTAAATTCTTAAGAACTTTTGCTAGAGCTTTTTTATACTCGTCTGGTGTTGGAGTGCTTTGTACTCCTAGTCCTTCCAATTCAACTCTTAATCCTCTTAAGATTTGTTCGTATGGATATTTGTCCATATCGTTGGTTGGTTTGTATCTATAGTCTGTTAAGCTATTTTTAGTAAGCCTAGCTTCTTCCACTACTGCTTCTTGGATCATTCCTCTGTGCTTAAGAATTTTAACAGCATCGTCATACCCATTATATTGAGTAACTAAGTTTGGAAGTTCCATTCTAGCATCTCTTAAGAATTGATCTTTTGAGAAGTTACCTTCTTGAATTCCGATATATTTTTCTTGTAAAGTTCTCATATTATTTCTTATGTGATTTTTCTTTTTCTTTAACTGATTTTACTTTAGTGTAACCCATTTCTTCTGTATGTTTTACTGCATCACTGTCCTCCATTTCTGTTTCTGGAACAAAAGCGTGAGGTGTCCCATAATGCATTTCTTCTAAATAATCAAACATCTTAGTATGAGAAGGATGGTTTGGTCTTTTAACTACTTTTAATCCTAATCTTTCTCCTTGCTTTGTTGCTGCATTTTTACCTTGACCTTTTTTTGAAAAAGCAAAAGGAGTAGCATATTGTTCTCCCTGTCCTGGTGAGAAAGAAGCTCCAGTACCTGTTGTTGACATTTCTGCCAATACTTCTTTAATTTTCTGTACTAGTTCTGATTTTTTCATAAATTTTTTAATTCATTTACTAATTCATAGTATTGCATTAAAGAAACTAAATGATTATCGTCTACTTTTTGAGTATTACTTATTGGTGTTATTGCTTTAGATACTTCTTCTAATTTTATCTTAACTACTTCATCAGTTATTTTTTTCTTGTAATTACTAATGCTTTTTTGTAATTTTGATACTTCTTCGTTATAAATATTTCTTAATCGAGCAGATGAATTAACAGATACGATTACTTCCTTTAGGATATTCTTTTGCTCTGGTAGAAGTGATTCGTATTGTGCATTAAATTTTTCTAATAATATCTTATAGGTAAGTAATCTTAAATCTTTATCATACTTAGAGTACTCTTCCATTATGCTATCCTTATCCTGAGTAGGTCTTTTTACCTGTGTTAGATGCTCTAAGATTGTAGTTTTATTATCTACAAAAACTGAAAGATCTGTTTCAGACGGTGTATTTTGAGCTTCAAGTAAGCAGTATAGAGCTGCTAACGGTTTGTAAGTTCCTACTTTAATGGAGAAGAATTCTTCTAAATCGTAATGATTTTTCAACTCTTTTATTAACTCGTATTTTTGTTTTTTTAAAGAAGTAGCATCTATTTTTTTAGCTATCTCAGTTATAGTATTAACTATTGTTTCTGCTTTGCTGATGTTTATTCCTTTGTTCTTTAATATATAATCGTATAATTTGAACTCCTTTACTAAAGAAGTATTTCCTGTATAAAATTTTCTTAAAATTTTAACAGCAGGCGATTCTTTCATAGAAAGAGTATCTGCTGCTATTTGCTTTACTAGTAGTTCAAATATAAGGCCCGTGTTTTTATACTTGCTGTGTTTAATACGCATGTCTATATTATCTTTGTTATAAATAGGAGTTAATTATCTAAATCCTGGATGTTATTTTCGTTTAGTAGGTCTGAGGATTGTTCTTCTGTTTTTTCAAAGATTAATTTCTTTTTTGATTGAAAAATATCTTTATTTCTAGACATTACCATTTTAGTTGCAAATGTATTTTCTTTTACATTTTCATTATCACTTGGATAACCGCCTTTCATTCCTTGCACTCCTAATCTATCTATTCCTCCTAGCGGATCTTTCTGTGTACCTAATATTGAGAATTTTTCTCTAGGTCTTCCTTCTGGTTGAGGATCTCTTTCATCATACCCAGCAGGAACTGGTCCTCTATCTGTACCGTACATAGATGCTAAATCATGAGGTGTTCCGTAAGACTCTCCTGTTACTACAGGATCGTTTCCTTCATTCTCAATTTGTGATAATCTAAATGATCTCTTACCATCTTCTCTAACTAAATCTCTCATTTCGTTATAAGTATCTTCTGACATATTGAAGATATTATCGTAAATGTAATCTGATGAGAATAATTTAGTTGCTTGCATTTGAGTTGCTAAATCTATCTTTTCTTTCATTAACGCTACTTTCTCTTGTTCGTAAACAATAGAAGGAGTGGTTAATTTAATTTCAAAATTGGTAAGTGATTCTCCTTTAAATCCTTGAGCATATAAGTGTACTAATCCGATTTTAGTTAATTCACTCTCTA